GACGGTCGGCGTTACGCGCAAGCCGTCAGCACGGATATGGCGCGCAACGGTTCATGGTCTGGCTCATCTTCAACCTTCGATGGTCAGGCGATGCCTGCTCCGACGGACGTAAGCTACATCTGAGGCCACTATGGTAAAGCTCGTCCTTGGCGGGATCACTTTCCAGGATTTCGAAATCCCGGAAAAGATCAACTTCGGCGGCCGTCAACATGCGACCGTCCATAAGCTGATCGGCGGCAATCGCGTCGTCGATGCAATGGGGCCAGATCCGGACGATCCGAGTTGGTCGGGTCGGTTCCGTGGTCCGAACGCCATGGAACGCGCGCAAGCCCTCGACGCCATGAGGGCGGCCGGCGCACAGGTCGCATTGTCTTACATGAGCACGTTCCTGATCGTGCTGATTACGGATTTCAAAGCTGAACCCGAGCGCGCCTATGAAATCCCGTATCGTATCACCTGCACGGTGGTCAGCGATCCGATCAATGATGCCCTTGGCGCCATTGTCGACAGCATCGATACCATTGTCGGAAATGCATTAACAGTAGCGGCGTCCTTTACCGCTGGGGGCACATCTTCTGCTCAGATGGCGACCGCTGCGGCCGTTGGGACTGTCTCAAGTGCAGTGAGCGCCGTCGGCTCCCTTCAGGATGCATCGGCATCCACTTTGGCTTCAGTCTCATCGACGGTCTACACGGCGTCTTCCACGATCGATGGCATCGCCACCGGCCTTGATGCGACCCTTGGGGTAGGGGTCGGTACGCTGCCCGGCGTCGATCCTCAACAGATGGCATCTTTCATCACGACGCAGTTGCAGAACACTGCGGATGAATCCGCAGCCCTGTTCTCGAAAGACAATATCGACCTGATCGGCAAGAACCTCGCGCTTCAGCAAGGATGACGCATGGCCACACAAAGCTCTATTCCGGCCGTGACGACCAATCGCGTTGTCACGGTGGCCGGCGGCAATCTCTTTGTCTTAGCGGCGAAATACCTCGGCGACGCCACCAAATGGTATCAGATCGCAAAGGCAAATGGCCTCACCGATCCGATGATCGTTGGGATCGTCACTTTGACCATTCCGCAGGCCTCGATCGCCTCAAACGGCGGCATTCTGGGGGCTTGACGTGACGCTCAGACAGCCGCGGGCCTTCATCATCGTGAATGGCTCGACGCTGAACTGTATCAGCGTCGATGTCCAAATGTCGAAGACGCACAAGTCAGATACTTTCCATTGTGAGATCCCGTTCGGCGCGCTTCCTGCCGATATGGACGAAGCGTGGTGGTCAGAGCAGGGGGATATCTCTGTTCAGGTCCAGTTTCAAACGGATGCCTTTAGTGGCGCAACGCAGGTTTTCGACGGAAAGGTCGATAAGGTCGGTCACGATTTTAGCCAGCGCATCTTGAGCGTGCAGGGTAGGGATAAGGTTGCAGCTCTCATCGACAGCAAGTCGACCGAGAAATTCAACAACCAGACGCCGGATCAGATCGTACAGCAGATCGCCAGCCGTCACGGGATCAATGTCGATGCGGATGCGGTCCCATCCAAGAGCGGCAAGATCTTCCAGATCGATTACGCCAAGCTCTCGAATCGGGAATCGGAATGGACCGGCATCACGAAGCTCGCGGACATGACGGGCATGGTGGCTTATATGACGGCCGGCACTCTCTATTTTAAGCCAATCGACGAGCAATTGCCGGTCCTGGACGTCGTCTATGTGCCGCCGTCTCCCGCAAGCTATGCAAATGGCAACTTCATGACGTTGAAGACGTCAAGGAACCTGATCCTTGGGCGCCCGGTCAATGTCAAGGTTCAAAGCTGGAATCACAAGGAAAACAAAACCTATGAATACCAGGCATCAGAGCCGACGGGTGCCGGGGAGCCGCTGAATTACAATTATACGCCGCCCGGTCTGACCGGCGATCAGGTTCAAAAGCTTGCCGAAAAGCGACTGGCTGAAAATACCAGCCATGAACTGATGTTCGATCTGACTATGCCCGGCGATCCGACGGTGACGCCCCGCTTTGCGATGCAGCTCAGCGGGACCGGCACGGCTTATGACCAGCAACATGAGATCACCTCGATCGAACATTCGATGAGCCAGCAGGGCGGCTATCGGATGACAGTTTCGGCCAAGGCCAAATCCAAGAAGCGGAGCAAGTCGTGACGGGCGACATCGAGGATCTTGTTCGCCGGATCGTGGACCAGCATCTTAGTCGGCAGGCTCGGGAGCGGGCGGCGACGATCACCGCCTATGATCCAAATCGCCATGCTGTGAAAGCACAATTGCAGCCCGAAGGTGTTGAAACCGGATGGATGCCAATCGGGACCGCCCATGTTGGGAATGGCTTCGGAATTGCGATCGGACCGCAGATCGGCGACCAGATTGTTGTCGGCTTCCATGATGGCGATCCAGAGGCCCCGTACATGAAAGCGCGGCTTCACTCGGATCAGGAGCGGCCACCAGTCGCCCAAGCCGGCGAGATGGTGTTTCAGACCGCTGCAGGATTCATCTTGAAGGCCGATCAGTCGGGTGCCGTCACGCTTACTCTGAACGGCCAGGACTTCACGATCGACGCCGGGGGTGGAAACGTCCATATCAACAGCGCCGGTCTCTTCCACAATGGCAAGAGTGTCGGCGATACCCACGAGCACACCGACGTCACGCCAGGCCCAAGCAACACTGGGCCACCGGTATAAGGAGCGCATATGCCCGACGTCTCCCACTTCTGGAGCAATGACCTCCAGGTATCTGCGACTGGTGATATCCTGCTCGTCGACGGCGATGATCTGACGACACAGCGCATTATCCGGCGCCTGATGACCTCCGTTCAGGCATATATCTGGCACCTGGATTATGGAGCCGGCGTGCCGGCACAGGTCGGATCTCCCCTGAACCTTGATTTGGTCCGCAGCATCATAAGGGCGCAGATCGCGCTCGAGTCCACTGTGGCCAGAATGCCAGCCCCGACGATCACAGTCACTGAAATCCTGAACGGCGTATCCGTCTCGATCCTCTTCTACAGCGCGAAAACGGGGCAACAAGCCACGTTGTCATTCGACGTCAACAGGTAGCGGCAACTATATGGCAACGTTGAATATTAAGTCGCTGACCACTCTGGTCAGGGATCAGGCTACGGCTATCCAAGCGAAGGCCAATGCGCTGATCGATTTTACGATCGGCTCGGTTCTGCGCTCGATGGTCGAGGCGAACGGCGGCGGTGGGCTTTGGCTTCAAGGCCTAATCCTTCAGGTCTTTGCGCTGACCCGCGCGGCTACTTCGATCGGCACCGATCTCGATACATGGAGGTCCGACTATGGCCTCGCACCCCCTTGCTCGCCCGCATCGGTTGGCAACGTCACCTTTTCTCGGTTCACCCCGACAACGTCAGCGCTTGTTCCGATCGGAACGCGAGTTCAGACTTCGGATTTTACGCAGACTTTCGTCGTTACCGTCGACACGTCTAATCCCGCATATAGCGCCACATCGGGTGGCTATATCATTCCAGCGACCGTTTCGAGCGTGACAGTGCCCGTCGCTGCGCAATCTGCCTCGTCCGGCGGCAACGTGCTGGCAAATACAGTTTCGGTGATCCTAGACGCGATTATCGGCGTCGATACCGTCAACAACTCCGCTGCATTTACTGGTGGCACAGATGGCGAAAGCGATGGCGCGTTCCGGGTTCGCTTTGTCAAGTATCTCGCATCTCTGGCGCGCGGCACGGTCGCGGCGATCCAGTTTGCAATTTCCAGCGTTCAGCTTGGCATCCGATCTGTCATCCTGGAGAACGTGAATTATGCGCTCGCGACCCAGCGCGGCAACCTGACGATCATCGTTGATGACGGAAGCGGATCTCCGCCGACATCGCTAATCAACAGCGTCTATCAAGCCGTGGATGCGTATCGCGCGGCCGGCATAACCTTTGGTGTGTTTCCACCTTCGGTCATTTCCGCGAACGTGAGCACCATCATCGGGGTTGCCTCCGGCTATGACGCGCCCACCGTGAAGGGTGCCGTAGGGCAGGTCGTAACGAATTACATCAACACCCTCGGGATCGGTGCAACGCTGCCTTACACACGGCTTGCGCAGGTCATGTATGACGCATCGCCTGGCGTCACATCCGTTTCGAGTCTTTTCCTCAATAGCGGAACTTCTGACCTCGTGCCGACGGCAATCCAGGTCATAAAGTCCGGCATAATCACGGTAGACTGATGGCCACAGGTGATCCGGACGATATGCTTGCCCGCATCAAGGCAACGGTGCCTGATGGTTGGTTCCCAAGCTCTTCGCCTATTCTAGATGGCCTCCTGACGGGCTTTGCCAATGTCGCCTCGTGGATCTATGGGCTCATCGTTTATGCAAAGACACAAACGCGCATCCTGACTGCGAGCGATGGCTGGCTCGATCTGATCGCGTTTGACTTCTTCGGGCGCCGAATGCAGCGCGGCTCGCGAACCGATGATGCTTATCGAACGGCAATCATCGCCGAATTGTTTCGCCCGAGAAACACGCGGCAGGCGATTATTGATGCGCTGGCTGGCCTAACTCCGGGCGAGCAGATACGGGCAGTGCGCCTACCCGCCCGAAGAGCACCCCGAATTGCTCCACACACACCCACAGAGCAGATACGCGCGCAACTCTGGCGCGACTTGCTGCGACTGGCGGAAGTAGGCGCCACCTACAATTTGTTTGGGAACGGAGGCCATTCCTTGCTTG